AGATGCTTTTGCGGTATCTTTTTTCCAAGTTATATATTTATTTGCTATTTGTGTTAGTGCTGGGTTAATATCTTGTTTTAAAGTGTTAATTAAATCTGTAGCGCTGCTTTTGCTAGATGAATTTACGTGACCTGCAAAAGATGAACCTATGTATTTATTTGATACTCTTGATTTATATGCCATATTTTTTATTCGGTTGGTTTCTGTGAATCTTTATAATTTTGATATGTACCTACACCAAGAGTTGCCACTTGAAGTAATGCTCCTGTTTTGTCAGGCATAGTAACAGGTCTAATACTGTTATATCTTCTTGCTTGTGCTGCATAAGCATCTGTTTCTTGACCTGCTAATTTAAAGATGTCTGCCTCGTAATCTCTAGTAACATCTAAAAATTGCATATCATAAGCGCCTGCTATATCTTGTACAACTTTAGTAGCATTACCTGCATTTAAATTTAATGCTGATGCTTCTTCTCTGTTATTTTCTTGATTTAATCTAAAAGTTTCTGCAGCTTTTTCTCTAGTTGCAGACACAGTTTCTGAATCTATTTTTGATAAATCATTTAAATAAGCTGCGTTAGAATTTTTTCTAGTTTGGTCGTTAGCTCTTTGTTGTCCTTTGGCAATTGCTTTAGCGCTTTTATGCTCTTGCATAATTGTAGCGACTTTAAGTCCTACTGTAATTGCAGTTACGGCATCACACATTAATTGTTTATCTCCATATCTTTTATCATTAATAAAAAAGGCATTTGACCAGCACCATATTTTTCAATTTCGGTTGAAGGTTCAAACCCTAAATATTGCAGCCATTTAAGTGACTTCCAATTTCTTTTATCTACAAAATTATATAGATATTTATACCCTATTCCCATTTCATTTATCCAATGGGGACATTCTTTAATAAATTGTTTAGTATGTTTAAACAAATCATCACTAGATAACATCCAAGCAACACCATAATCGGGGTCACCACAAGGACAAGACCCAAACATTCCTATTACAGACTTGTCTTCAGCCTTAATAACAGAATAAATTCTACTATTTTCTATAGTAAATGCACTCACCAAAGCTTTTAATGGTGAAGAATTGTTTGAAGCTCTTATTTCTTCTCTGTCTGTTTTTCGTATTTTTGGTGCTAATTCTAAAGTATCTTTTAGTATAGCGGGTCTTACATAAGCTGATGCTGTCATATTAAATCCTGTTTGAACGTATGTGATAGTAGCCTTCTACTTCTGCACTTGCAATGTACAACGGTAAATGTGAACTACTTTTTATATCAATTATAACGTCTGTGTTTTTACTGGCTACAGGTGCTCTTAAAGTTCCTGAGCTGATTGCTGGGACACCTACTTTACTTGTAGCTGTTCCAATAACATAGCCATTCATAATTGAATAACTTGTATTTCTTCCTGATGGTGTAACTTCTATTTGAAAATATCCTGAATCTTTATAATTAAAAGATATGTTTCTAAGCTGGTAACGACCTGAAGTAACAGCTATTAAACCTCTTCCAGTATTTTCTCTAACATATTGTGTAGATAATCTGTATGTAGATTCAAATGGGACACCAATAAATAAAGCTGTGTGGTCTCCTTCTAGTGTATATGTAGACCCTGCTGTATTTGTTACTGAATAATTATTACCATTAGTTTTATCAATAGCAATTAAACCTGTCTTTGCTCCGTATGGAGATGTAAACGTTGTAAGGCCTGTGCCTGCGTTGTATGAGCCTGTAACTGAAGTTCTTAAATCTAAATAAGGATTAAAACCAAGTGTGGCATCTTTTAAATTTCTTAAATCTACTCTTATTAATTTAGTAGTTTGTCCTTCTACTACCATTAAATAAACAAAACTTTCAAATGTCATTCCACCTAATATTTTAGAATTTGGAAAAGTCCATTTAGACCAAGCAGTTTGCACTTTCTCTCCACCATCAAAGAAATATTTATAAATAAACATTGTTCCTGCATTAGTAGAAGTTACATCAGCACCAGCTACATAGGGTGCAACTTGTGTGTCTGCAGCGTCACTAGCTAAAGCAATAAGTGTATCTTCAGTTGTGTTACTAATTAATTGATGAACGTTTGTAGGTATTAGATTTTGCACTGAAACAGTAATATCTAATCCATCATTTGTTAACGTATCATCATCAGCAAAGTATTCTCTAACAGCTGTGTTGTCGTTTCTTGCTTGAGCAAAATAAGCAAACTTACCAGCTGAAACTGGTTTGACTGCTCTATCATGTTCAAAAGAAGAAACTTCATTTAATATTGCGGTTGTTGGTGATAAAGATTCTCCAACATTACCTAATTTAAACTGTGATTTTTCAGAAAAAACTAATAAAGTTTCGTTAAAAGAAATGGTATCATATAAAACACTTACGGTAGTTCCTGATGCAGCTATATCAATAGGTGCTGTGTCTAAAACTTGTGTAACTGTTTTCTGAAAGAAATTAAAAAATTCTGCATTTTCACTAAAAATAATATTATCTAAAGCTAAAATACCTAAACGGTTTTCGTGAAATGTAAGGTTGTTTATTTTGTTACCTACAAAAGTTGGGTTTGGATTTGAAATACCATCTCCAACAGTTCTGTCATTCCAATCTAATTCTTGAAAAGTAAATGTGCCATTATTATTATTTATTAATGCATGCGGCATTGTAGCGTTATTTAAACCAGCGCTAACAGCGGGAGCTATACACTCTTCCCAAACACCATCACTTACATATTCTACCCAGTAATCACCTAATCTATCAGCTTCTTGACCTGTTATTTTTATTTTTGAAGTTGCGTTGGCATGAAAAGGTAGTTTAGTAAAATCTTGAATCTCATCTCTAACAGAATACATTCCAGTGTTACCTGAGCCGTCACTTGTTTCTACTGTGTAATCAGCATCACCATCTGTGGGTTTTCCATAGATAACCGAAGGGTACAATGTAAAAGTAAAATGGTCTGTAAATCCTGAATAGTTGCTTAATCCTTGTGTAGTTGATACGCTAGCTCCTGTGTCAGTTCTGTAAACATTAAAAGTGGCATCTGATGAACCATTCCAATATGAGCTAGATGTTCCTTTAAATAAAATATCAGCAACATGTGTTGTATCTCTAAAAGCAGAATCATGTGTTGCATTAGAACCTGAAGGTAATTGCAGTGAAACTTTTAAAGGAAAAGACATATCTGGGTGGTCTAATTCAATAGTGTATTCTCTTCCGTAGTTAGTTAAAATAACATTAACAAAAAATTCTTCTATTTTAGCTGGACTTGTATTTGTGTCAGCAGTAACTGTTACAGAATTATTTGCAAGAAAAGTGTAATCAGCAATGTTAACCATTCTAAAATCTGATATAGGATTTGTAGATGTTAAGTAACTAGAACCACTTGCTATGGTAACAGTTTTTTCATTACCTGCTGTGTCCCAAACTTTAACACCACCATTGTAAAAAGCTACTAAATATTGATTTGCTTTATCTCTTTGAATGCTCCAAAATTTTGTAGTGTTAGGATATGCGTTAGTAGCATCTAAAGTTGCAAGGTATTCAAATGGTGGTCTTTTAGACAATCCATCTACAATATTGTTTTGTAAATTTATCTGTTCTTCACCTTGATTAACACTTCTTTGTGTAGGTGTTTGTTGAGATATACCATTCAAAAAGTTTGGAATACTTTGTGAAACAACTGCACCCATTAGTAAGTCCTTCTAGTAGGTCTGTTAATTATTGAGTAAGTATTTGAATCACCTTCTAGCATGTTAACATCAGCTTCTTGACTATCTGCTTGATGAAAAGACATTAAAGCCTCATTCTCATCTGCTGTAAGTAACTCAACAATAGCTTTATCTCCAATAAATCTTGAAGCAAATCTTCTTGATGCTTTAGCTGTAATGTATTGTCTAGCATATTCTGGTAACTGTTCAAATTGTTGTACAAGAACCATGTCAACAGAAGGTGTAGTGCTAAAAATGTCTGTGTGTTTTTCTAAATCGTATAAATAACCATTTCTTAAAGTAATGTTAATGTGTCTAAAATCTTTACTAGCGTCAACTTTAACGCAGTTAGAGGGTAAGGGAATTTTATTATTTTGGTCGAGTGCCAAAGATGTGTAATTAGTTTGAGTGTTGAAATGCCATCCAATAGATTGAATAGACATGGAAGTTTCATCTAAAATATTTTTTGCTACAGATACGTCAACAGAAGTTGTGCCTGTTATAGAGTTTACAGGTGCTTCTCCAATGCCTGATAGCATTATGTTAACTGCTTGTAACTCGGTTGTTGGTGTAATTTGTGTAGTCATAATCTCCTAAATATTTTAAATGAAACTTATAGAAGAGGGGGACTTTAATCCCCCCCGTCTAATTGATACTAAAAGGCTTATGCCTCTTTGATACCTACTGCTGCTTCAGGTCTCAATACTCCGTGACCCATAGCATATTTAGCTACCATTAATGTACCTTGTCTTCTGATGTC